GGCTGAGTACTTGCAGGCAGTTGATGGACAAGACATCCGCGTGAAGGATGCTCACGGACTATCCCTTGGGCAGCTGGAACAGATCATCGAGGACATGAACCCATGTGTAGTTGTGTTCGACATGCTCGGGAACTTCCGTCCACCGAAGCACGAGGGCGGGAACAAGACGGACGGGCTAGAGGCGATGTGGCAAGAGGTCCGCGAGATGGCCGTGCGTCACGACTTCGTAGCCTTCCCGACCATTCAGATCAGCGCGGATGGGGACAACATGCTGTACCCGCCATACTCAGCACTGAAAGACTCGAAGACTGGCGTACAGGGCGCGTGCGACGTGATCCTGATGATGGGTGCCCTGAACCAGATCGAGATGGATACGGTGCGGGGATTTAGCACGCCCAAGAACAAGCGCCAGATGCCGGGCAAACCAAGTAACGTGCAGTCTCAGGTGTTCTTTAACGCCCCGACTTGCCAATTCGAGGACGGCCAATGAAACTTCTCCCGTGCCCATTTTGTGGATCGCAACCCGTCAGTAGCACCACTGGCGGTAGCGACGAGCGCTGCGGATACAATTACACTGCTACCGTACGGTGCTCCCAGTGCACAGCCCGCCTATCCCTCGGCTCCAATTACGATAAGCAGGGCTGGTGTAATGAGAGCATTCAGGACTTAACAGCACGCACACTAGTTGCGTGGAACACGAGGATGGACAGTAATGCCTAGAGCCGTATCTAAAGAGCCCGTAGATCTGAAGGCGGGCATATCAACGCCGGAACCCACCGCCAAGCGCGCAAAGTCACCCGCTGAGCTGTACGCCATGTATCAGGACGATGCGGACCGTGCCCTTATCGCCCAATTCGCCACCGGCCTGCTGCGCGACGGCACCGGTGCGTACGATGCCGACGACGTGGCCCTGCGGAACAGGGTAAAGGATGCGTTCAACCGAGCGCGTGTGATGCTGGAAGAATTCAAGAAGTTCGAGGTGTAGTATGTACACATTCACAGTGACGCTAACCGACGGCACTACAGTTAAGGTGCGCGGTAACGACGTGTTCTCCAGCACCACTGGGTTGACGGTGGTGGATAAGGCGGGCCTGACCGTCGGTATGTTCCTGAATGCAGTATCGGCGCAGAGAGATGAACCATGTCCCGTCAAGTAAGGCTGATCCAACCTGACTGTCACCGCCCGGTGAACTGGAACGAGGCCGCCGTCGAGCGCTGCCTCGCAGCACAGGGGCATGTGTACGCCCAAGTGAAGAAGGACGGTATCAGGTTCCACGCATGGCTGGATCAGGCCGAGGACGTGCGTATAGTGACGCGTGAGGGGATTGAGATCAAATCCCTTGTCGTGGTCAAGCATGGCCTCGAAGGCCTCCTACAGGCGCTCCCAGAGGGCTTCGTGGTGGATGGTGAGGTAACCATCCCGGGCGTACCATTCGAGGAGGCCAGCGGTATCCTGCGACGGTTCGAGGCGGTATCAGTGCCGGTGCAGTTCCATGTGTGGGACACGTTCCCGATGGCTACGCTACTGGGCGACACTCCGTTCGAGCATACGTACGACAACCGCCTTGGGAATCTGATCAAGGCGTTCACGCAGCAGAACACAGTGAACGTGTTCGTCATTACCTGCGAAGTGTGCAGCACGATGGAAGAGCTCACCAAGTTCTTCGACGATGCCCGCGAGAAGGGTGAAGAGGGTTTGGTGGTGAAGGACCCGGGCCTACACGTCAGGAATGGTAAGGTAACCGGCCAGTGGAAGATGAAGCCCAGCGATACCTGTGACGGTAAGGTCGTGGGTGTTGTGTGGGGTACGCCGGGACTGGGCAACGCTGGTCTGGTGGTGGGGTTCACCGTGGAGCTGGAGGACGGCACACTGTGCGATGCCACTGGCCTGACCCGTAGCCAGATGCTGACGTTCACCGCATGCATGCATGGCACTGCCGCTGACAAGGCGCAGGTGTTGGGCCGGTACGCCGAGATATCGTACATGGAGAAGACCCGCACCGGTTCGTTGCGTCATCCTAACTTCGTGCGCTTCCGCGACCTTGAGTACGCACCGGGGATTAAATCGTAATAGAATCGCACTCTATGCTCCAGTGAAGAAGAGAATCGCAATGTACAAAATACTAATTACTGACTTAGAGAGGTAAGCATGGATTGTAAGGACCATGGTAAGACCAAGAGCCTCCGCCCAGAAGGGTACGCCTTGGTAGGCATACCGGGCAAAGCTGGGCGTTGCGTCAACCTGCACAGGTTGGTATACTGCCAGTACAACGGAGTAACTCTTGAGTCTATCAAGGGCCTATGCGTCCGGCACACCTGTGATAATACAAGGTGCATCGAACCTACCCACTTAGTGATCGGGAGCTGGGCTCAGAACAACGCGGACCGTGCTGAGCGCGGTCGTAGTGCCAAGGCGGTGCCAGCTAGGCATAAGCTCGGCCCTGCTGAGGTAGCAGCCATAGGCGCCATGTTCCTAGGCGGTGTTCGCAAGACACATCTAGCGCGTCAGTTCGGCGTGGACTTCAACGTGATACAGAAGGTACTCAACGGGACCTACACATGTACAAGATCTTAATAACCGATTTGGAAACCCAGAACAAGCCGTGGTATGGTCAGGTAGCATCCCCATTCAACCCCGAGAACTACATTGTAGCCCCGGGTTGGCGGGTAGACACAGTACAGGATGACGGTACTGTAACCGTCGGCGAGGTACATCACAGGTACTTCCACTCGAAGGAGGAAGCAGACGCAGGGGCTGACTGGTTCAACGTTCTGGATGACTGCCAGATCATGGTGTGTCACAACAGCATGTTCGAGCAGAAGTGGTTCCTGAGCAAGTACCGCACGGTGCTGGAGAACTTCCTGAAGCGTGGTGGGCGTATCGCCTGCACCGCCATGGGCCAGTACCTAATCAGCGGCCAGCAGGACCTGTACCCATCCTTGGACGAGACTGCCCCTCTGTACGGTGGTACGCACAAGGTCGACGGTGTGAAGATCCTGTGGCAGCAGGGCAAGCTCACCAGCGAGATCGACAAGGACCTCCTGATCGAGTACCTCGTCGGCCCGTCGGGTGACATCGACAACACCGCCCTGTGCTACTACGGGCAGATGCAGAAGCTCGCAGAGATGGGCATGACCGACATGTTCTGGGAGCGGTGTGAGTCGAAGCTGGCGTTCGGGTACTGTGAATGGTTCGGCATGCATGTAGACCTAGAGGTCGCTGCGAAGAACCAAGCCGAGCAGGAAGCGGAGATCGCTGCCCTGACCCTGAAGTTGGAGGAGCTACTGCCGAAGGACCTGCCCGACTGGGTGGAGTTCAACTGGGGCAGCCTGTACCACATGAGCTCGCTCATCTACGGTGGGCCGATCAAGGGCAGGCACAAGGTGCCGTATGCTCCGCCTCAGTACGTGAAGGTTGATTGCTACAAGGTTGGCGAGGTGTACATCGGCGTAGAGGCGTGGTCTGAAGCAGACGGCGAGCGCGAGGTGTACAAGTCCGGTAAGAACAAGGGCTCCCCAAAAGAGTACCGCGTGGATACCACCGAGGAGAAGCTGAAGTGGGAGGAGATCGTCACACACCTGCCGGGATTGGTAGATCTGAACAAGCTCCCTGACGTGATCAAGGCGAAGTACTTGGGCAAGCGTGCCGAGTACCGTGGCGCCTTGACTCAGTGCGACGACACCCCGGTGTACAGCACATCCGGGGAAGTACTGGACGGTCTGAAGAACTTCGTGCCGGAAGTCAAGCTCATGGTGCATCTGGCGAAGCTGGAGAAAGATACTGGCACCTATTATTTGAGAACTGAGTACAACAAGGACGGCTCCGTCAAGGAAGTCAAGGGCATGCTCCAGTTCGTGGGGCCGGACAACATTGTGCACCACAGCTTGAACACTGAGGCCACTGTAACGACCCGATTGAGTAGCTCTAAGCCTAATCTCCAGAACTTGCCCCGCTCCGACGAGGACGACGACGGCGTGGCGAAGTCCAAGGTGAAGGAGATGTTCACCAGCCGGTTCGGCCCCGACGGGCAGATCATTGAGGTGGACTACAGCGCGCTGGAAGTCGTGATGCTCTGCGCCATGACCAAGGACACTGACCTGCTCAAGCTACTGCAGGCCGGTACGGACATGCACTGCTACCGCTTGGCGTACAAACTCGGTGAGGACTATGCCAGCGTTAAGCTGAAGTGTAAGGACGAGGAGCACCCCGAGCATGGCAAGTAC